AGCCGTCTAGACGGTAGGGATAGACCTACAAAAATCTCGAGAAAAATTAGTACTAAACAATATCAATTTTTTTTATAATCCATAACAATGGCACAACAAAATAGCACACTAACAACGGCTTTAACTAGCCCCGGTGCAGATAATGGTGCAGCCTCTACCACTACGGCGAGGAGAGCACTATTTTTAAAGCTGTTCAGCGGTGAGATGTTCAAAGGCTTCCAGCGTAACACAATCGCTAGAGACCTTGTAATGAAGAGAAGCTTACAAAACGGTAAGAGTCTTCAGTTCATTTACACCGGTAGAACAACAGCCGAGTATCATACACCCGGCAACAGCATACTAGGTAACTCCGATGGAGCACCTCCAGTAGCTGAAAAAACCATAACTTGCGATGACCTATTAATCAGTTCAGCGTTTGTTTATGAGTTAGATGAGACACTTTCTCACTACGATCTACGTGGAGAAATATCTAAGAAGATTGGATATGCTCTTGCAGAGAAGTATGACAGAAAGATCTTCAGAGCTATCACTAAGGCAGCTAGAAAAGCTAGCCCAATTACAAAGACTAACTTTGTAGAGCCCGGTGGTACACAGATCAGAGTAGGTACAAACAACTCTGGTGCTGACGCTTACGTTGCTACTTCACTTATAAACGCTTTCTACGATGCAGCTGCTGCACTAGACGAGAAAGGAGTTTCTACTGAAGGTAGAGTAGGTGTACTTAACCCTAGACAGTACTACGAACTTATCCAAGAGACAGGTTCTAACGGTCTTATTAACAGAGACGAGACAGGTACAGCGTTACAGACAGGTAATGGAATCATTGAAATTGCAGGCATCAAGATCTTCAAGTCAATGAACATTCCTTTCTTTGGTAAGTTTGGTACTAAGTACGGAGCTGCATCTGCAACAAGTCCCGGTATAACAGATCCCGGAAACTCAGGCTCATTCGTAGGCGAAGCAATGGGTGACGATCATAACGTTACCGTAAACGACTACGGACAAGAAGCTAAGTTCAACAACTCATGTGGACTTATCTTCCAGAAAGAAGCTGCCGGTGTTGTAGAAGCAATCGGCCCACAAGTTCAAGTAACATCTGGAGACATTTCAGTTGTATACCAAGGTGACGTAATCTTAGGTCGCCTAGCTATGGGAGCAGACTTCTTAAACCCAGCTGCCTCTGTAGAACTGTTCGCTGGAACAGGAACTGCACCAACAGCATTTGGTTAATTTTTATTTTTTATACGGGAGCTTCGGCTCCCCTTTTTTATTATGGCTTCCACAACTATTGACCTCGATACCGAACTATCCGCAGTGAACTCTATACTGGGAGCTATAGGTCAAGCACCAGTAACATCTTTGGTTTTTGATAACCCAGAAATTTCATTTATCTATAACCTACTCCGTGATGCCAACGTAGACACGCAGGCAGAAGGGTGGCATTTTAACACAGAACTTCATGTAACATTTACACCTGATTCAATTACAGGCAAGATAGCTATAGCTAATGATGTACTACAACTTGATGTCTCTAAAGGCTGGGCTCGTAGAGAATATAATGTTGTTAGACGAGGTGGTTTTTTATATGACAAGATAGACCACACAGATGACTTTTCTACAATAACTAGCATAGACTTAGATGTAGTCAAACTATATAATTACGAAGATCTACCTACTGTATTTAAAAGATACATAACATACAGAGCATCCAGACAGGCAGCTACACAGCTAGTTGCGAATCCTAACTTAGTCAAACTAATTACACAACAAGAGTCTCTAGCACGAGCTGCTATTATGGAGTACGAATGTAATCAAGGTAATCATAGCATGTTTGGATTCCCAGAAAATACTGCATATCAAACTTATCAACCTTGGACAAACCTTAGACGCTAATGGCTAGTATTACACAAACCATCCCTAACTATGTGGGAGGTATATCGGAACAGCCCGATCAATTAAAATTTCCCGGACAAGTTAAAGATGTTGTCAACGCTATACCAGACGTGACACGTGGATTATACAAAAGACCGGGTAGTAAAAGAATAGGCAGCAGTCCCTTATCCTCTGTACAATCAGGTGGTTCGTGGTTTCACTACCATAGAGATGAAGATGAAGGATCTTACATAGGACAGGTAGCAGCTGATGGACAAATCAGAGTGTGGCGTTGTAGTGATGGTACACTTATGACTACAGCCTATGGTACAGGTGGACAGACTGCAATACAAAACTACCTCGCAACAAATGAACCAGAAAATTTACAGTTCCTTACTATCAACGACACTACCTTTATTAGTAGTCGTGACAGTACTAATGCTAATACGCTGGTAGGCACAACAGGAAGTGCACAAGCTTATCCTGACGCTCACTTTGCATTTGTAGAATTAACTAGAACAGAAAATGGTAGACAATATGCACTTAATGCGTATGATAATAGTAATACTTCTACAATAAATAGAGCTACTCGTGTTAAAATTGTAAGCGATACACTTGATGAAACCACAGGTACAGGTCAGTGCCGAGGTATTGGTATACAAACATTTAGTGTAAACAGTGGCTCTAAAAAAAACTTAATATTTAAACTTAGCACTTTAGGTCAGCAGGGTCAGATACAAAGTGGTAACGATGTAGAAGATTTTGCTTGTTCTTATAGTAGGCAAGTAACATTACTTCATGGTGGTGAAGGTTGGGTTACAGGAGATCAAGTAACTGTTACTATGGACCAAGCAAAAGGCCGTACCATAACTGGTAGTATTGCTAATAACGCTTCTACAAAAGGAGAGTCACCAGCTACATATACAATCCAAGTTACAGATCACGAAGCTATAGCTGTTAAAGCTAATATTAAAGCTATACGTCCAGCTCCTACACCATTTGACGCTGACACAGCTGTTACAGTTGATACTATTTTAGGCAGTCTACAAGCTGAATTTAGTGGCACAGGTATTACAGCTACAGTTATAGGTAATGGCTTGTATCTTACTAAATCGAGTGCATTTAATATTGAAATTGTAGAAGACGATCTTATGCGTAACATGGGATCAAGTGTAAATGACGTGACTTTACTGCCTAAACAATGTAAACATGGCTTTATTGTCAAGGTATCTAATGCTCGTATGTCAGATGAAGATGATTACTACCTAAGATTTGAAGGAGAAAACAATCTAGATGGTACAGGATCGTGGACAGAATGTGCTGAACCGGGTATAGTTACAAGCTTTACTAACATGCCGCTAGTTATACAGCGTACAGCTACTACTACATTTACTGTAAAACAGTTTACTTATGCTGACAGAGCAGTAGGAGATAATCAAACTAATCCACTACCATCATTTGTAGGTAAACGTATTAACAAAGTTTTGTTTTTTCGTAACAGATTAGCTTTTTTATCAGGTGAAAATGTAGTACTATGCCGACCCGGAACCGTTGGTATACCTAACTTTTGGTCAGAAACAGCGTTAGTTGTTAGTGCAAACGACCCTATAGATATAGCATGCTCGTCTACATTCCCGTCTGAACTGTTTGATGGTATAGATATTAACACAGGTTTAGTTGTATTTAGTACAAACCAACAGTTTTTGCTATCATCTGATGACACAGTAATGAACCCAGATACTGCAAAACTACGAAGTATATCTACATTTAATTATAATAAAACTGTACCACCTATATCATTAGGTGTAACAATAGCTTATTTAGACAACTCTGGTAAGTTTAGCCGCTTTAATGAAATGGCTAATATTGCACGAGAAGGTGAGCCTAATGTGGTAGATCAGAGTAAAGTTATACCTACTACAATATCTAAAGATGTTGATTTACTAACTAACTCCAGAGAAAATCAAATAGTTGCTATAGGTAAAACTGGATCTGACACTGTTATAGGCTTTAGATATCTTAATATAGGAGATAAACGTCAGCAATCTGCATGGTTTAAGTGGAAGTTTAACAATCCACTAACCTATCATTTTATTATTAATGATGAGTATTTCTTTTTAGACTCTGACTACTTTTTACAAAGTATGCGTCTAGTGCAGCAAGAAACTGACCCTAGTATCACACAAGATAATGTACAATTTTTACTTCATGTAGATAATCATACAACTATCAGTGGTGGTAGTTTTAACGCAACTACAAATCTTACTACATTTAGTAGTGTCAGCTGGTTGCCTAGTGTAACTACACCTAACTATGATTTAGTTGTTGTAGATACAAACACTGCTTCTACACGTGTAGGTAGATATGCAAAGCCAACCCTGACCAGTAGTAACAGCTTTACAGTACCGGGAAACTGGTCTGGTGTAACACTAACTATAGGTTACATATATGAATATAGTGTTAAGTTTCCAAGACTATACTACACTAGAACAGAAGGTCAACGCTTTTTATCTGATGTTAACTCTTCACTTGTAGTACATAGAGTCAAGTTCCACTTTGGTAAGATAGGTCTATATGAAACTACACTTGAACGTGTAGGTAAAACAGATTATACTGAAGTATATGAATCTACAATTTTAGATGAGTATGATGTATCAGATGCACCATATTTGGAAGAGTTTATACAAACCGTACCTGTATACGAACAGAATACAAACGTAGATATTACACTTAAATCTAGCCATCCCGCTCCTTCTACTCTACGAGCTATGACATGGGAAGGTTACTATTCACCTAGATACTATAGACGTGCCTAATTACATACACCCAATAACAAAAGAGGCTGCCAAAGAGGTGGCCTCTAACCTACGTTCAGATGACCTCAGAGAGGTGACAGAAGGGCATGGGTTAGATCCATCCATACTCCTAACCAAAGTGGCTCAGGAGGGCTCTGCTGTGTATTTCACAGTACCAGACGGCGAGACCGCCGGACTAGCAGGAGTCGGGAAAGATGGTGCAATCTGGATGCTATGCACTCCAGCTATTCATCGTTACCCAATTACATTTGCGAGAGAAGCGAAACGGTATGTCGATAGCCGTGATGAACCTCTTTTGTGGAACATCGTAGACTGTAGAAATACAGTACATTTAAAACTGTTAAAGTTTTTAGGGTTCAAGTTTTTACGTAAAGTAACTCATGGACCAAACAATTTACAATTTATAGAATTTTGCCGTGTGTGCTCCAGATCCTAACGCTGGTAGACGTGAGGCTGCTCGTCAGAAAAATAACGAGCGGATAAACAAATACTATGCAGACTCCATTAAACAATGGAATAGAGAAACAGACTATAAACAAAACGTAGAAACAATCAAAGGTATAGGTGCATCACGTACCCGTAGTGATTTTGATGTGTTTGCCTTACAGCAGCAAGGCTCAGGTTTACTAGCTAAACAAGAAGCTGCTAAAAAATACTTTGTAAGTAAGAGTGTAGACGAAGGTGGTCGATCTAATAGATTTGGTAAAAACAAGATGGCGGATTATCTAAATAAGATAGCCGCTGTAGATCGCCAAGAATTTGCACTTGCTACTGTAGGAGAAGCTACCGCTGAAACAGGTAGAGAAAGAAGACAACAAGCTATGATAGATAAACAGAATCAAGCTCTCGGTGGAGATCCACAATTTGGTATGCCAACTATGGACCCCGGTGCGGATCAAGCTGGTCAGTTAATGAATAGCATTAGTTTTGGTCTAAACGTAGCTACAGGTATTGCTGGTTTAGCTACAAGTGATGCTCGAGTAAAAGATAACATAGATCGTGTAGGTACATCACCTCAAGGCTATGGCATTTATGAATGGAACTACAAAGGAGAATCACCTGATGACAGATATCGAGGAGTAATAGCTCAAGATGTTGTCAAACAGAATCCGATGGCTGTTGGTATTTTAGACAACGGTTTACTCGGAGTATACTATGATAAAATTGATGTTGAACTGGAGGCTGCTTAATGGCTACATTATCTAATAATCCATTCTTTAATATTTCAGATACCAATTTTCTTGGTGTAGGCTACGGTGCTTCTGACTCTATGGGTCGGGACATCAACAAGCTTACTAACAGTAATGCTGAAATGTTTCAGATGTATGGGCAGCAAGCTATTGCTATGGCTAATCAAAGATCTTCTAACTTTCAAAAGTTTGGTAATCTATTTAAAGAAGCTGCTACTGCTAAAGCTGCTATAGATAAATGGAATGATGCTAAAGATGTAGATGACCGATATAATCCAAACAAAGGTGATAAAGTAGAACAACCAGAAAGTGGTACAACCGAAGGCGGACCGTCAGGTGGTAAAGCAACTGATGAAACAGATAGTACAAAAGTTGAAAATGAAAAAAAGCAAAACATAAACATTAAAAAAGATGAAGCTAAGTTTACTTATAATGCACTACAAACAGTTGGTGACTCTAACACAGTAGACGCTACAAAAAACGCTATTAATACACTTAATGTAACTAAAGCTCCTAATCTTAAAGAACAAACTCAACTAAGTAGGCAGTCGGTTATAAATCAGTTTAAAGGATATAGCCCTACTAGATATACTAAACAATTTCCAGCTAATCTATACGGTGGACAGCCCGGAGATACACCTATGAGTATTGAGCAGCTTATAAATAATGATAGAATAGCTGAAGCTGACACACTAAGACTTAATTTAGCTAAATCATTTATGTTGTCAGCTGGTGTGTACGATAGAAACTCACCTAATTTTATCGGATTTAGAAGACGTATAAGTATGTTGAAAGAAATTAAACAGTATGATGATTCTGTTTATAATACATACTTAACTAAAAAGCTAGACGAAGTTACAAAAGATGGTGATTTTAAAAGACGTAGTTCTTTAGCTGCTGGTTTTGCGGATAAAGA